CACGGCAGGAGTGGAGCCAGACGCGCTGGATGGGCGTTTTTTGACCAACGGTCAGTACAACCCTGCTTGGATAGCCACAATGCAGTTTGAAAACACGGCCTATACCCTGAAGTTTGTCGGGAATAAAGGGCCGTGTGATTATTACCACTTATGTAAGGCTATCACTCTAAGGGCGAGAAAAGGGTTTTTCTCATGCCCCAAGTTTATTAGCGGGGCAATAAGCGAGGTGGGCGCCTGGGCCACGGAGATTGGATTGATTGCCCAGCCGCAGGCCACGATAAAGCACGTTACGAATTTACCGGATCGGGGGCTCCGAACGAGATCATTGAAGGGGGTGAAAGGTGCTTCTCGGGCGCGATGGGGGATGCACGCCCACCATGCGCCTGAGGATTTGCGCGGACCATACCACACCCTCTTTATTGAGAATGCCGATAATTCCAATTCCGATCCGAACGAGGTCTTGAAAGCTCTGAAATATGAGAAGGCCATGCTAGAGAGGGAACATGGAAAGAGAGGATATTGTGCACCCAAGATGAGCACACCAAAAACATGTGCATCATGCGGGGAGTCACCTCCAAAAGGCAAATATAAGTGGAAACACCGGCAGTGTAGAAACTGCCAGCGGAAGCTAAAATCTTGTGGCGCCATATCAACAATGGGCCTGCAGATTCAGCAGAATTTGACAGTGGCAAAGGGGCACCCCGGTTGTGTCCACTTGAATTCCTCCACCCTCCCTCCAAAGAAAGAGAAGTGGGCAAAGGTCCATATCCCGAAGGATGCAATTAAGGTACACAAGAGCGATGTGCCTTGGTTGAGACACACCGGGGATGGAACGAGCAAGATGCACTCTGTGGAGAAGGAGGATTTGTCGAAGATCGACATTACCTTAGAACGCCCAAAGCGAGAGTGTGTGCTCGCGGGAATTGGTGTCTCGGGTTGTTACCCAATGGTAACAAGGAAGGGTTTCTATGCTAGGATGCAGGCGTTGATTGGACGTGCGTACCTACAGAAGCCCGACTCTTCCTCTGCCGCGTGGGAAGTAATGGCAAAAATGAAACAATGCTTGCTTCCCAACGATGCCCTTGATGGGGAAAGTTTTTCTATTGATTTTTGGCTCACCACAATGCCCTCACGACGCCGAAGAGCGTTGGAACGGGCACATAAGGAGTACAAGGATAGTGGGGGGCTGCGGGACAAGGACTTAACTTTTTCAGCGTTTGTAAAACAAGAACTTCTTGCAGGGTATAAGAAGTTTGGTTGGGGCGACGCAAGACCATTGGAGGAGTCCATTGCCCGCATGATCATGGCACCGAAGGACAAGGCGCATATTGTCGCCGGTCCCGTGATTAAACCAAAGTTGGAACGCCTAAAACGGCATTGGGGCCCAGACAACTGGCTCTTCTATGGTGCCACCACACCAGAGAAGTTGCAGGGTTGGCTTGACTCCAGTATCACGGGTTGTGAAGATGGAGAAGTTTTCGCCTTTTGGTGTGACTACTCTATGTTTGACTGCACACACTCCGCGGAGAGCATGGATCTCGTTGAGAGTTTTTACTCGGAGATGAGGACGGACCCGGAGTTTGCACGTTTGATCAACGCGTGGCGTGCGCCTAAAGGCAGAATGGGTGAGTTGTCCTACAAGGCTGC